GTTCTCATTACTGGAAAGAATGACATTAATAATTTCCGAAGTGAGATTAATTTTGTATCTGCAAGAAAGCAATCTCTTTTAAATATTATTATTGATAGTCTAAGTGAAAAGAACAATTCAGCTGTTCATGGAGATTATATTCCTCATGTATCTAATTATTTGAGAGATAATACTAGAAATAGATGGGTTGTTAGCAATAACTTTGATAGATATAATAATTTCAAGCAGAGTGTTCCTCAACTTAAGCAAAATCTTTCAGAAGAATTATTTAAGGTTGTGGAAGAGCTTGATAATGATAATTATTTCTATCAAAAGGTTGTCAAAATCGAAGACGCTGGAATTCAAAATGTATATTCAGTTAAAGTAGATTCTGATTGTCACTCTTTTGTAGCAAATGGAATTGTGAACCATAACACGGAATCTAAATTTTCTGTATTTGGTGATCAGATGGTTTCAGAACTATCAAATCAAGTTGTAGATTATATTTCTAACTATAACGATGAGATGATGGAGCCTACAGTTCTTCCTTCTTTACTACCTAATCTTATTGTGAATGGATGTTCTGGTATTGCTGTTGGTTGGGCTACTAGTATGGCTCCGCATAATCTTCGTGAAACTGCTAATCTGATTGCAGCATATATTAAAAATCCTAATATTTCTCTCGCTGAAATGATGGAAATTATGCCAGGACCAGACTTTCCGCTAAAGTGTAAGATTCTTGGTAATGAAGGTGTCAAGAATTACTTTACAACTGGACGTGGTTCTGTTCAAATTGAAGGCTATTATTCTATGGAACAAGAGAAAAATGGCCAACATTATATCAAAGTAACAGCTCTTCCTTATGGTGGCTCTGCTGAAGGTTTTTGTAGAGAAATTAAAGAGCTTGTAGAATCTAAGAAGTTAGATGGTATTACAAATCTAAAGAACCTTACTAATAAGAGAGGTATGGACATTAGAGTATGGATTCATAAAACAACCAATTCTAATCTTATTTTGAATCTAATTCTAAAACATACATGCTTGAGAACTAATTTTTCAATTAATTCAACAGTACTTTTAGATGGTAAAAAAGTTGTTGAAAATGTACCAATGCTCAAGCTAGTTGATACATTTGTAATTCATCGTAAAGAAGTATTAACAAGAAAATTCAATGCAGAACTTGATAAAAACAATAGAAGAATCCATATCCTTGATGGTCTCATTGGCATTACCGCTAAAATTGATTCGGTTATCAAGCTCATACGTGAAGCTGATGATAGGAATGTGGCACAGCAAGAACTCATCACGCAAGGATTTGTAACCTCTTTAGAGCAATCTGATGCTGTTCTTAGAATTACATTGGGTAATCTTACAAAGCTTGATACCGCTGGTATGAAAGATGAATTTGACAAGCTTACAAAGAGAAATGAATGGCTTGTTGATATTCTCGGATCTGATCGTAAACTGTCTAATCTAGTTTCCCGTGAGCAATTAGAGCTAGCTGAGAAAATTGGTGACGATAGACGATGTGAAATTGTCGAGTCAGCAGTTTCTATGTCAACAGAAGATATGATTCGAGAAGAGCAAATTGTTGTATCCCTAAGTAAAGATGGATATGTAAAGAGAGTTCCTTCAGGTACTTTTAAAGCACAAAATCGTGGTGGTAAGGGAGTAATTGGTGTTAAGGGTCGTGAAGAAGATGAAGCTTCTGATATCTTCTATGGTTCTACACATGATTATTTCTTGTTCTTCTCAAAGTGTGGCAATCTATACAAAAAGAAGGGCTATGAAATTCCAGTAGGTTCTCGTACATCAAAGGGTATTCATCTTAACAATCTTTTGGAATTGCCTCAAGGGGATGAAATTGCCTGTACTTTAAATATCAAATCATTAGACGTAGATGGTTATTTTATTATGATCACTAAGAATGGTTTGATTAAGAGAAGTGAGATTAGAGAATATAATATCAATCTTCGTAAAAAGGGTACTAAAGCGATTATTATAAATGAAGGCGATGAGCTGAAATTTGTATCTACTACTTCTGGTACTGAAGATGTAATGCTAATCACTACTAACGGTATGGCTGTAAGATATTCAGAAGATTTAGTTCGTGCAGTAGGAAAGAATTCTCAAGGTGTCAAGGCTATGATTCTTAGAGATAGAGATTCAATTGCTTCGATGATTACATTTGACAAAGATGCTGATCCTTCTGTATTAATTATCACTTCTATGGGATATGGTAAAAGAACAGATGCTAGCCTTTATAGATCGTCCGGTGGTAGAGCAGTAAAGGGTATTAAGACCATTGATAGTATTACAACTAGAAATGGAAATATTGTCTGTGCTGTATCTGTAACCGAAGATGATGAAATTCTTGTTCTCACTACCAAGGGATTAGTACAAAGAACTCGTGTATCTGACCTTAGACTTAAAGGAAGAGCAGGTATGGGAGTAAAGGTCATCACAGTTAATGATGGAGATGCTGTTCAATCTGTTATAAAAGTAGATAAGACAGAGGATTTTAACTCTGATAATGAAGAAAATATAGAGGTAAATGTATGAATGAAGATGTAAAACCTGAAGATGTGATTTACCATCTTGAGGCTGACACACCAGTATTAACACAAACTGAATATTGTGTGAAATATACTGGAGATTATAAAGCCTTAGATATGGTAGAAGTATATCTAAAGAGAGACGCTACTCAATTTCCTATAGCTGCTTTTCCTGCATTTTTTGTAGCTACTGGAAATCGTACACTGGAAGAGATGGATGGCAACAACACAAGCGTTTGAATATAACTTTGATTCAAGCTGCACAATAACACAACTAAATTCCGTTCCGAAGCCTGTAATTTCATTACAGGCTTTTGGAGCTTCAGGGTCTACTATTTATTCCTATAGAGTAAGTGCTGTTAGTGAATTTGGTGAGACATTAGCTAGCGATCCTGTAGTAATAACTGGAAATGCAACGCTAAGTAGTAATAATTTCATCAGAATATCCTGGACATCAAGTAGTTATGCTACAAGTTATAAAGTGTATGGAAGAACTGTTAATTCAGAGCAACTTATAGCTACTGTAAACAACAATTATTATGATGATATCGGTACTGTTTCACCTAGTGGATCTTTACCTGTAAAAGACACTACTGGATATGACCCTAGTAAATTAAATATAGGTAGATTCCAGAAATTATTCACAAGTAACACAACCCCTGAAAACAATTATATTTCAAATCAACCTCATGAGATGTTTCATATATTTGATGAATTCAGAGTTATTTATAATTCAACTTCACCGCCAGCTCTTTATACGTATTACGCCAATGATGTTATTAGTTACACAGAAAGATATGATTTACTAATATTTCAAAGAAATGAAATGAGCGGAAGCCAGATAAGAAAATATCACTTAGTAATTTTTGATAGATTTACTTGGACATTTACGCACAAAGGTTTTATCAATATTACATTCACTCCTATTGGGCAATCTGCTTATGATTATGACCTTATCGCATCTATGGATAAAACAACAGATGGATTAGTCAATCTATCAACATCTACTGCTGAAGTTACAGGAATAAATACTACTTTTTTTGATAAGAAAATTTCTGTTGGAGCTAGAATTGGTTTTGGGTCTACAGATCCTGAAAAAATTACTACCTGGTATTATGTAAATAGAATTAATAGTAATTCAAGTATTACAATTGATAGGTTACCGTCTGCTAATCAAACTAATGTTCCTTATATAATTGAAGAAATCAGATTGATAATTTTACCTGTAGCACAATATGGTATCAATATTGTCAAAGGGCTTAATATTGATGATTTTAAGATAAATGGTTCTGTTACAATTCCTTTTGCTAATAGAACAGATGGGCAAAAAGCCACTTACAATATTAAAGAATCTTTTGTACCTACATCAACAAATACTTACTTTGGCATGTGTGTGACTCCTCAAAAAGATAATAATACACAATATTTATATGTCAAACAGGTTGATAATAGTAATGTAAATAATAGAACAAGAATATTAAGATATAACATTCGTAAAGATTTATTATTAGATGCTGGTACAGACTATAGTTGCTATG